AGCTGGGCTTGAGCTTTTGCACGAGCCCGGCCAATTTTGGACGGCCAGAAGCGGCAGGGGCGCCGGCTTTGTTCGCCTGCGCTTCCTGCAGCTTGGAGATGAGGGTTTGCACCTGCTTCTCGAGTTTGGTGAGACGGTCAGCGTCACCGGTGGCCGCCGCGGTGTTTGCCGCCTTGTCCTTGGATTTCTTACCAAAGACATCGGCGACAGTGTCCACCACGGCGGGCGCAGCCTTAGAAATGACCTTCCCAACGGTGCCCCAGAAGTTGGCGGCGGCGGGCAAGGAGTCAGCATGGGAGTGGCACAGCATTGACGCCAACCTCAGCGCAGTCTGGTCGTACATGGCACTGCTCTTAATGAACGGTGACAAGGGACTGAGCGTGAGGGGTTGCAGTTCCACACCGGTGATGGATTTCACGGTGATGTAGGGTGGGACTGCTGTGGCGCCAGCTCCGGCAGGGCCGAGGGAGAGTCCGTCGTAGTAGATGTAACCCCATGTCATGTCTGCCCAGCCGATATCGAGCAGCTGCGTGGCAGGTGCTGCGCCGGGCTGGACGGTGGTGGGTGTGACAGTGGTTATATCACAAACGAGGCCAGCGTCGTCGGTCTGCTCCCAGTACACAGGGGCACCCTGAATATTAGTGGTGCCAGATGTGGTCTGCGCGTTGCCGTTGTTGAAGTCGTGGAACGGCTGCACGGGCTCGGTAAAGCGCTGTACCATAAACGCGCCCTCTTTCGCCACACATGATGTCGCATTGGGCGACAACATGGCAACGTCTGTAGGCACGAGAGGCAAGCGCCCTGGCGCGATCACCATGGCTGTATCGTTCCACGCCTCACCAAGGGCGCGGCGTAGATAGGCCTCATCATCCTCCTTGGTGGAGGTGAGGCGGGAGGGGACACAACGACCACTGACTCGGAGGAACTCCTCCGGCGTTTTTCCAAGTTGACAACTACGTAGTGCGATAGCTCCGATAGGGCAGTAGAGCTTGTTGGGTCTGAACTGAGCACAGGTGACAGTTCCCTGGTTGCTGAAGTCGGTAGCGTTGAGGCTAGTGGTAACCGACTTGTAGGGAATTCGGAAACTGTTGTTGTGTGCTGCCCAATCCGCGATGTTAATGTTGGAGTTGAGCTCAGCAAAAGGCCCGAGCCAATTGTCGTCAGCGACTGATCCACGCCACCACATGATGGGTGCGATGGGTGAACTAGTGGCGACGATGAGTATGCGGTTGTAGTACGACGTAACTCCTGCGTCCACCGAGAAGGTCGGGATCTTAATGATCGACTTATACTCGGGATGGACGCTGGGGTTGTTGTTATAGTCGGGGATACCGGCATAGTCAGGGGAAGTGGCTGATGGTGGGTGCTCATACTTACGCAACCACGCGGCGCCAGATGGTGTGTCCGCGTGGATGGGCTGCGCTTTGAGGGTAGTGACTTGGGTGCCGCTAACATCCTCATTGGGTGTTAGGTTCTGGTCGTTCATGTTAAATGGGTTGGAAACGAGGTGTTAATGCGTGTCCGGCGCACATGCTCATGGCGACTACTGAGCCTTTACCGCCGGGGCGGTGGTGGGCTTAGCCTTGGCCACCGGTGCGGTGGTGGGCTTGCCCGCGGCGCGCGGCCTGCGCGGCGCGGGTGGCGCGCGTCGGTCACCGCCCTGCGGTGCGATGATGTTGGTCGCAACCTTGGGCCGATTGACTGGGCGCGGAGGTAGTCGGGTCAAGTCGTGGGGGAACCGGCAGTCGACATACGGGCAGGGCGTACCCTGCAACGCGTATCGGCATAGTTTGGCAGTGGGGGCTTTCGGCTGGTTGGGCATGCCGATTGCCTTTGCTGCGTTCTTGGCGGTTCGCTGTGCAGTGCGCGTGTCGTCTGCTCCCAATGGTGGCTCGGCAACCTTCTTCTGGCTGCGGACTTGCACGGTGTGTGCGGTAGGCTCCTTTGGAATGATCAGATCGTGCCCCACCGCAGCTGGTAGTTCAGCCTTGATTGGGCATTCGATAGAAGCGAAGTGGAGCAACTGATCCCACGTCGCAAGCGAATTGAGACGTGTGATCAAGTTGTCAACCTCACTAGGGTCGATTTCAAGAGAGCCCGCCACGACACGCCGAGCTGTGTCGGCATCGATGTCGAAGTCAAATGGGGCTTCGAACCGTGACCAGTAGCTGGTGTCGTTTTGGGAGTAGCGGGAGGCGCGTTCGATCGCTGCGGCGGATGGCTGTGGCACTACACGCATGATTGCGTGTGCCCAATGACTGACCACGGGTGTTGCGCGGTCAGTAATGAGGTAGGCCTCGGCTTTCTGCCATAGCACAACTTCAGGTGGCACACACGCCGGTTGTACTGTTGTGTGGACCTTCTGTA